GAGAAGCTGGCCCGGAGCTATGCGCTGGAGCTGCTCCAGGAGAAGCAGCTCCGGGAGCAGGAACGGGAGCGGAAAGCGGGCCAGGTCTCGGATAATGTCCTGGTCTCGGATCTGGTTCTGATCCTGAGAGGCCTGCCGTCGGAGCTACGGAAACAGATCCTCCGGGAGATCGACGGCCAGGCGGTAGCGCCAGGGGAATCAGAGGAGGAGGAGGCATGAGCCGGGCGCGGTCGGTCTCGGAGCAGCTCCAGCGGGCAAAAGAAACCGCGCTCGTATTGAGCCAGCGGGCTGAGGCCAGGCCTGGAAACTATCGGCGCTGGCTCCCGCCTCAGTGGGCTTTCCTGACGGCTCCAGAGAAACGGCTCCTCCTCCGGGCTGGAAATCAAGTCTACGGCAAGACTACAGCCGGGCTGGCTAAGGTCGTGGATTTTGTGGAGGGGCGAGGGCTGTATACCCGTCGGCAATTTTCGGGCCCGGTTGAGGCCTGGATCATTACGGCTTCTTGGAGCCAGAGCATAGCCATTCAGAAAAAGCTCTGGGCTGAGATTGATAAATCCAAGCTGGCGGCCGGGGTAATCTTCGATGATGTGCGGGGATTCCGGGGGAAAAATCCGGCTGTTCGCTATGCGGATGGCTCGATTATCCGAATCAAAACCACTCAGCAGGGGGGGCTGAATCTGGCGGGAGCCACGATAGACGCTGCTCTATTTGACGAGCCTCCCGCCAGCGCGCGCATTTATTCGGAGGTGGCTAAGCGGGTGCTGGCGCGGGGCGGATACGTCTGGCTTACCCTGACTCCGATCAATGCTCCGGTGGGCTGGCTCCGGGAGCTGACGGAGAAGGGCCAGATCCGGGATCTCCACTATCCGCTGAGACCGGAGTATCTGATCCCGGTTGGAACCTCGGAGCCCTATCAGCTCCAGGATGGGACGATCTGTGATGAATCCTGGATCGAGTCGGTGATCCGGGATTCCATCCCCTATGAGGTGCCGGTGGTCGTACATGGGGATTGGGAGTGTCGCGTATTGGGGCGGATCTTCTCCGCATTCCAGGCTCAGAGCCACTCTGGCCCGGTCAATCTAAAAGGGCGCTGGAAACTGGCGGCCGGGTTCGATTACGGCTCCAAAATCGGAAAGCAGATCGGGCTGCTCCTGGCCGTGGATGACTCAGGGGACTGGCCTCGGGTGGTGGTGTTGGGGGAATATGTGGGGGGGGAAAATACCAGCTCGGAGCAAGACGCGGCCGCCTTCCTCCGGGTGTTGGCGCGTTGGAATGTCTCCTGGAATCAGCTCAATAGCGCATGGGGAGACCGGGTTTATATCCGAGGTGCTGAGCAAAAGAGCAATAAAGCTATGGCTTGGGAGCTGGCCCGGCTGCTGAAGCTGCCCGATGTGCGGAGACTGACTCCGAAAATTCGGACGGTCAAGCGCGGCGCGGGTCGGGGCGCTGGATCTGTGGATCTCGGGAGCCGGTATCTCCATCAGTTGCTCGTCAGGCCAGGGCATTTCCTGATCAGCTCGGAGTGTCCGTTTCTGATCGAGGCGTTCCAAAAGTGGAACGGCCAGGATGATACTTATAAAGATCATATCGACGCACTCAGATATGCGCTCCAGGATTACATTTTTGCTCGGAGATCCCATGCAAAAGCGGCTTGACGTTTGGGAAATCGAGGCGCGCAATTCGCGGGTAGACGGGCATAGGTGGTCTCAGGAGAGGTTCCGATTTCTCGACTTCAGGCGGGCGTATTTGGATGGGCCGTCTCTGTTCGGAGCGCTGTACTTGCATGTTCCTGACATGCAAGAGCCGGGGGAGGGAGTTTGGAGGCGGGTCTCTCCGCTCGATCCGAAAATCCGCCAGGCGTGTTGGGAGTCTGGATACTGGTTCTGGTCGGAATAGCGAGGGGGCTATATACTGCTGTCCATGCCGATTCCCTCTGATTATGTGACGGGTCCGACTCCTCCAGCGTTCGCTGGCGCTGAGGATACTCAGCGCCAGACAGAAACTCAGCGCCGTCGGAGAATGCTCTCTGGAATCTGGCGGGCGGATCTGGCGCTGGAGCTGGCCCGGAGGGTCGGGAGCAAGCGGGCTAAGGCGTGGGTTGAGTCTCCGATCCTGGAAACAAATCCTTTCAACGGGGTTTGTAAAGAGCTGGCGGTTCTCTATGTAGAGGCTCCCATGCTCAAGCATGAGTCGGCCTCTCCGGGGAGCCTGGCCTCTCTGGCCTCCGACCTGGAGACGGCTCAGCTCTGGGGTCTCATGGGGCGGGTACAGCGCTTCTGTCTCGGGCTCCGAGAAATGCTCGTCCGGGTATCCGTCGAAAATGGGCGGATTGTGTTCCGGGAGGTCTACCCGGATCTCTGCTATGGCCGGTCTCGGGAGGATCGGCCGGATCAGCCAGTCATGCTGGCTGAGCTGCGCCAGCGCTCCCTGGAGGGGCTCACGTTCTGGACGTTCGATTATTTCGATCTGTCCGATCCAGAAAATCCGCTCTGTCAGATTCGGGCGGTTGGCAAGGGGGGGATTCTGGGGGAGGATCTCTCGGCTGCGTTCTGGAAAGAGGAGCGTTCTGGAGAGAAGTACCCGTATCGGAGGCGGGATGGATCTCCGTTTATTCCCTATGTGTTGTACCACGCTGAGCCGGTTGGGGATCGGCTCTGGAGTCCCTACGATTGGAGCGAGATTGTAGAGGGGTCCGTCTCTTTGGCGGTCAAATACAACATGCTGGATCATGTGTTTGTCCAGGCCTCCTGGCCTCAGCGCTATATTTTGGGGGCTGAGGTTGACGGAGTAGGGGAGGGGGCGAATCAGCGGGAGCTGATCACTGATCCAGCGGTTCTCCTCCAGCTCCGTAAACAGGAGGATTTCGAGGGCCAGCCGGTGATCGGCCAGTGGGCTCCAGCGGCGGATGTAGACAAGCTGGAGGCGGTGCTGGAGAGCCTCTCGGCTAAGCTGGCGGTTGAGGCGGGTGTCAATGCGTCGGATGTGAACCGACTCAATAGCCAGCGCTCCGGGGTCTCGATCTCCCTTACCAACGAGGGAAAGCGGGCTCAGCAGCGGCGGTTTGCTCCCGTGTTCCGAGATCCAGACTCCCGGCTGGTCGCTATGGCGGCCACGTTGCTCAATCGGGCCAGAGAGGCAACGGGTGAGACTCCGATTTATGCTGAAGGTGGCTACAAGGTGCTGTATCGAGAGCTTCCGCTGAGCCCTTCAGAGCTGGAATCGAGACGGAAAAATATCCTGGAGCTGCTCGATGCGCGCTTAGTCTCTCGGACTGACGCCTATCTGGAGCTGAATCCCGGTCTTACCCGGACTATGGCCAGAACCGAGCTGGCCCGGATTGACGCTGAGGAGAATGCCGCGCCAGGGGAGCAGCTCTCCCAGCTCGTAGCGGGGGCGCTGGCGGCGGCTAAGGGGGGGGATCTGGAGGGCGTTACGATTGCGCTCCAGGAGATTTCCCAAATTTTGACTATGCCGGATCAACCGGTTTATCTGTAGAGGACAAAAAATGGCAATCGAGAACAAGGATCAGGGACAAGGCCAGGGCCAGGGCCAGGGCCAGGGACAGAGCCAGGGACAGGGACAAGGCCAGGGACAGGGACAGGGACAGGGACAAGGCCAGGGACAGGGACAGGGACAAGGCCAGGGACAGGGACAAGGCCAGGGACAGGAGGAGAATCTGATCCCTCTGTCTCGGTTCAATCAGGTGAACCAGCAAAAAAGAGAGGCGCTGGATCAGCTTGCCGCCGTTCGGGCTGAGCTGGAGCAGATCAAGGGGGGAAAGCAGGAGACGAAACAGGAACCCAAGATCCAGGATCAGGGCCAGGAGCAGCTCAAGTCAGAGCTGGAGCTGCTCAAGTCGGAGCTGGCGCTGGCGCGGGTCGGAGTCACAAATCCCGATGATCAGGATCTTGTCCGGTTCTATTGGAACAAGCTCCCCAAAACTGAGCGGCCTACCCTGGATCAGTATGTGGAGCAGCTCCGCAAAACGCCAGCGGAGATTCCGACGGGTCTAAAGCCTCTCCTGGCTGGAGGCGCTGGAGGAGCTGGCGCTGGAGGAGCTGGCGCTGGAGGAGCTGGCGCTGGAGGAGCTGGCCGGGGGGGATTGGGGGGGGCTAATGCGGGGGGAGCTAACGCGGGGTCGGCAAAAGGTAATTTTACGGTTTCGGAAATCGCGGGAATGTCTACTGCGGAATATGCCAAGCATCGGGACTCGATCTTGAATCGTTATCGGGGTCGGTAGCGGGGATCAGGGGAGTCTGCTATTTTATAGAGGCTCTCGGGTCGTTTCCCGTAATCCGACGTAACAGAGTAGAAACCAGAAACTCTCTCTCTGAGTAAGCTAATGTCAAACGAGCTTTTATATTCTTCGATGGGTGATCTTGAGTTGGCTGCGATTCTGAACCAGGAATTGCGGCTCAAGCTGGCGGATCGGGCGGCGCTGGAGGTTCATCCTTCTATCGTTCTGATCGGGGATGTGATGGGCGCTGGATCGACCGTGATCAAAACCGGATTTGTCGGTCTTGATGGCTATGATGCCATGTCGGCTGTTGCTGAGGGCTCCAGCTCCAGCAATACCGCTCTGACCGATGACGCGGTATCCGTGACGGTGGCGCGCCAGGCGCTTCAGCGCCAGATTTCCGATCTGGCCTCCATCGTCAACCGGGGGCGCATGGACCCTGAGCGGCTGGTGGCGGATATGGTGGGCGCGGCGCGTATGAGGAAAATGGCCATGCTGGCGGCGCTTGCTACCAGCTTTACAAACACGGTCGGAACCTCCGGCTCTGATATGTCCGTAGACGACTTTTTCGACGGGGATATCATTCTGAATATGGCCTCAGTCCCTGCTGAGGGGCGTCTGGCCATTCTGCACGGTCGCCAGATCGGGGATCTCCGCCAGTCTCTCCGGGCTGAGTCTGGGGCGCTCCAGTGGGATCAGGCTACTGTGGATATGATCAAGGCGGCCGGGCCCGGTCTGATTGCTCGGTTCCTCGGGTATGATATTTTCCAATCCTCCAAGTGTCCGGCCGCGAATACCAACGCGGATCGGGCGGGGATGATGCTGGGAGCGGGCGCGCTGATCTATGCTGAGGGGACTCGGGAGCCCATGATCGGAGACGCGGCCGGGGTGCTGGCTCCGGGTACGAAGGTCTGGATTGGTTTTGAGCGGGATGAGGCGGGCGCGCTTACCAAGGTAGTTGGGAATTACTATATCGGGGTCAACATCGCTGAGGATGCTCGCGGGGTTGCCGTGATTACCGACCACGAGTAAGCTACCCGGACTCAATGAGGGCAAAAATGGGTATCGATTTTGGGAGCAACGGGGAGACCCGTTCTGAGGCGGTAGTGGTCGGAACAACGGGAGCAGCAAACCGGCTCCCGCGCATGGACCCTACGCCAGCTTTTCTGGTCGCTACCCATCCGCGCCAGTGGATCGTTGTCGAGAGCAACGGAAAGCTGGAGCTGCTCCCTCAGCTCGTTGAGCTGGCCATTGAGCCGGGGATCGGGGATTGCGACGAATACGGGAACCCGGACAAAATGATCCGGGCGCGGGAAAACAAGGGGTTTATCGTTCTCAAACAGGAATGGGCTAAGGCGTCGGATACTCCAGATGGGCAGTCTGGTTATGTTCGGCGGTTTCAAGTCCAGAAAGGCCATGTGCATCATATGGCCTGGACAAAATACCGGAATGTTGCGGGCCAGATGATCCTGGAGCGCGACGAAAAATCATATCATGCCTGGCTCCGTCGCCTCCTGGCTGAGGGACTGCTCCCGGCTCCAGATTCCTCTGTGATTGAGGCCATGCTGATCCGGGCCAGAGAGCGCCAGGATCGGGCAAACTCCAGGGATACCAAGGGCAATGCGTTAGCGGCTAAGCTGGCGGATCAGGCCAATAAGGCGGTTTTCTCCCTGGAGGAAATCTCTACCCGCCAGGCGGGGCTCTCTGAGGAGCAGAAAGCAGCCCGGATCGAGTTCCTCCAGAGCCAGCTTTCTCAGCTCCAGGGTGGAAAATGAGCGGGGAAGATCCGGCTATCCGACGGGCGGTTGAGGAGCAGAAAGCACGGCTCCAGGCGTCGGGAATGTCCGAAAAAGCAGCGGCGGATCGGGCGCGCCAGTCTGGCCTCTCGGTTGAGCGCAAGCTGGAGCGGGGGGATCTGACGGATCCGAGGAAGCTCAAAAAATGAGCAATCTCCCTGCGACTCTATACGATCCGCAAGGGATAGCCGTAATCCGGCTGGTCGTGAATCGTAGCGGCCGCCAGATCGGGCTGGAGTCGGCTCCCGTGCTGGTCTCGGTCTCGGATGTACCGGAGGAGGCTCTCCCGGAGGGGAGCCTGGCGCTCTCGGAGACCGGGAGCATCTATCGGAGGTCGGGTGGCTCCTGGATCGAGCTGGCCTCCAGCTCGGAGAGCTACTCCTCCAGCGCGACTCCTGGCGCTTTGTCCGCCAGCTCTCGCTATTGGGATCTCGGAGGAGCCGGAGCCTATACCCTGCCTGATCCGGTCTCTGGCCGTCGGCTGGAGGTCTCAGCGTCGGTCTCTGGAGTCGTGATCGACGCTGGAGCCGGGAAACTGATAAACGCTTCTCGCACCTATTCTCTCAGCCAGTGGGAGAGTATTACTTTGATCGGAACCGGATCTAACTGGCGGATCTACTAAGGAGCCTCAATGAGCTACTATCCCCTCACTACGGTAGGAAAATCACTGGCCGGTGCTGCTGACGCTGCGGCCGTTCGGACTGCTGCGGCCGTCGGTACGATTGCGACTCAGGATGCGGATGATGTCACGATTACGGGCGGGTCTCTGTCTGGCGTCGCTGCTGTCTTGAATGAGGATATCCAGGATATCTCCAGCAATACCACGCTCAGCGCGGGCGGCGTCAAGGTCGTAAATACCGGCTCTGGTGCGGTTACCGTGACGCTCCCGGCTGCTACTGGCTCGGGCAAGCGCTTTGATATCAAGCGCGGCGGACCCAATGCGGCTACGATTGCACGGGACGGATCGGATACCATCGACAACAACGCCAGCAACTACTCCCTGGCAAACGGGGAATGCCTGTCGCTGGTTGACAATGCTTCTGGGAAGTGGATTATCGTCTGAAGGGAGATTAGGGGCATTCTATGGGATCAGAGACTCGATACTCTCAGCGCCAGTTTGGACCGCTCGTTCTGGAGCGGGGCCAGAGCCAGGTCTTATCCGCGCCAGTCTATCTGGCTGGGAGTCTGGTTGCGCCTTCAGAGGGTACGATTACTCTCTTTGATCCCTCTGGATCGGCGGTCGTCTCTGCGGCCGCCGTCTCCATTGTCTCCAG